ACGCAAAGGATTGGTTTGACGCAAAGAAACAAACACAGGATCGTAACCAGTACGACCACCGACATTGTAACCAGAACCATAGCCCGCTGGATTACCCAACTGTGAGCCATCTTCCTTCATGTACGCATCATATTGATCTACTGATTCAAACAGTTTGATTTCTTTTTCAACTTTGTTGCCAGCTTTATAAAAATCACGAATCTGCTCACGAACAGAACGATTAAGTTCCTGTGAAATAGATGTATAAGTTTTAACAATAGCTGGAGCTTGAACTTCAGAAATCTTAGCTTCTAATGCGGCAACTTTTTCAGCAAATTCTGCTTTAGCGGCTTCAACAGTAGTAGCAACTTCTGCTTTTACTTCTTCAATCTTAGCAACAGAAGCCGCTTCGATTGTGTCTAATTTTTCAATAACTTCTTTCATGATAATTCCTTTATTTGATGCGTTTAGATAACGCTTTCAACAGTTCTCTTTCCTTGAGGGCTTCGAGAATTGCATCAGCTTCATTGACCACCGCTTCAGGCTCACTCTGAATAGGGGCTACCTCAACAGTTTCTGGCTCAACTTCACGCTGTTCCAATACTTTCTTAAGGATTGAAGATGCGGTGGTCGCATCTTTTCGGGAAAGCCCAGCATCACGCAAGGATTTTTCGATTAGTCTAGGATTTGCATTGCCATCAGCATCAAAGTATTCCAGCTTCATAACTTCTGCCGCTGGATTGTTTGGATACATTACTACTGACACTTCACGCAAGCCACCTTTAGTAATTTGGAAATAGCCATCGCCTTCATCGGCATCAATGCCAAGAGCAACGCCATTTTCATCTACCATTTGTGCTTCATCTGCAAAAGCACCAACGGAAACTCCACCAAATAGATTAGGTGAAGATTTTAAAACTTCATAAAGATCAGCACCGCCAGAAGTGTTCATAAACAACTTCCCTTTAGCGGTCATTCCTTCTTTATCAAAATTAAACTCATCCCATTGACCCATAGGCATCCCCATATCATTATGATTAAGGAACATAGGCAATGGTTTGCCAGTTTGTGAAAATTCATCTGCCCATTGAGCAAAGCCTTCTGGCTGATAATTAAATTTGCGACCATCTGCGCCTTCTCTTGCGCCCCAAGAAGTTACTCTAGCTTCAATTAATCCACTAGGACTTGAGCTTTCTTTTGAGGATTGGTTTAGGCTTAACTTTGCTTCGCAAAGGAAATTTAGGCTCTGATTCATTGACTATCCCATTCTTAATAGATTGATTATCGTCTGTTATTTTATATTGGGATTTTGTATTTGTTGGAAGTTTAACATTATTTTTGATTAACTGATAACCGAATATTCCAACAATCTTATTAATTGTATTCATTTAGGTTTTTCCTATATTCATCTTTTTGGTTTGACTTCCACCACCACCGCCAGTATCTTGCGGGCTACTTCCTGGCAATGGTTTTGCATTTGTCATTTTAGATGTTAAATCATTAGCATCATCTAATTTTGCCATATTCAAATATTCTCTTGCTTCATTAGGAGTCATAATACCACCAGAAACACCAGCAGTTGCAAAGTTCATTTGATCTAAAGCCGCACCTTTTAAGAAGTCTTTAGTATCAAATCTGATACATAAGTTTGGATAACCCTTTAATAAATGGCTATTGAGCTTCTGTTCAGCATTAATAACCATAGGATACATGGTTGTTTTATAGAACTCATCGAGCATTGTCTGGGTATTATTGTATTTTTGATCGGCAATTCCCATCATTGCTGGGGGTACGCCAAACAAACCGCAAATACGCTTCATGGTTTGAATCTTTAATTGGGCGGCATCTGCATCTTGAAGGGTTAGCATTTTGACTGTTTCAAACATCATTCCTTGGTCTAATAACATTCCCTGACCAGGTTTGCTCAAATCAGAATCCCTAGAAGCGGTCATATTTGACCATGCTTCTTTTAATCTACCAGCAATTTCCTTGTATTTGCCATCTGGAATTACTTGATCTGTGCGAAATAATCCGCTGGGTTTTGCGCCATTTTGCATTACAAAGTTAGCGTAAAGGTCAATATCTTGGTCTAAACCGACTAATTCGCTTGCCAAAATACCTTTATTGAAACCAGCAACGCCTTGCCAAGCGGCTTCGCTAATGTGCATTACTTGATGTGCCGCTAATGGCTCATCCTTGTTAAACCCGTAAGTTGGGGTAGATAAACGATAAGAAGGATAGCGAGTTGGGGTTAGTTGAACTGTAATTAAAGTTGCATCTAGGTTATACATTTCTAATGGCGTAGCTAAAGAGTCTTGTTGATCTTTTCTCCACCAAAGGGTAAAGCACTCACCAGCTAAGTCTTGCCACATTGACCATTGATACCAAAACTCATATTGGCTCTGGAAATTATTAGGTTGTTGCAATAGATTAGTAACTTGCTTGGCTTTGGCTTTATCTCTTGAGCCAACTTTGTCAGAACCAAGGGCATCTACAAAAGTGCCATCGTCTGCTTTATACATAATCTTAATTGGAAGCTGGGCTAATGCTCTAGCTTTAACGCCTACGCAAGCCATCACAGTCGAATTGCGACTGAGAACTGACATATCTACAACTCTGCCAGATGCTGTGGTACTTCCTGTGGTTACATACAGTAGTTGCTGAGAAACTGTTTGTCTGCCAGCCGCACCTTGATAAATGACATTATTACCAAGTTGGGTTTGTCCGAATAGGGTATTTGATTCCTGTTGAACAGTTTTTTTCTTACTGAAAATATCTAAAATACCCATATTTATCCTCGGTTTTAAATCATTTTTTTATATTTTATATCAAAAAGTTCTAAACCCAAAGCTATTTGATGTAAATGGATTATCTAAAGCGCAATGAAACGCAATAATCATGGCAATAATACCATCAACTTTATGTGCTTTGTCGGCTTCGTTTTTTCTCACCTTAATGTTACCATTCACATCGGTAAACACTTCACAGCCCCCTAACTGCCATCCTACAAATGGGTTTCCATCGTGTTTAATGTTTTTTCCTAAAATCATTTTCTCAACGAACTTAGAAGGATTATTTAAAACTGCCATTCCCTGACCTACCTTTTTTACAGGAATCCCAGAATCATGCAAACGAGCAACCAAACTAGCCGCATTATAAGCATCGTAGCCTACCTCTTTTACATTGTATTTTTCGGCTTGCATCTTGATAAATTCACTAATTTCCCGATCATCCATGACATTACCCTCGGTCAGTTTAAGGATGCCAGATTCTATGGCGCACCTAAACACATCTTGGTAATGCTTGGGAATTAATCCAAAACCTTCTTCTGGTAGAAAGAACTGCCAACTAGCTTCAAAGTCAGATTCTCCAAAACGCTTTAGGGTACAGACTGCGTTCAAGTCCCTAGTTGCCGCCAAGTCAAACCCAATAAATACATCATCGGAATGGCGTTCTTCTGTAATTAAGCAAGCTGAATCATCCCAGTAAGCACGATCAATCCAAGCAGAATTAGCACTAACAAATATATTAAGGGTCTTACATAAGAACTCATTAAGAGTTGCTGGCTTATGTTTGGCTTCTTCTGCTCTGTCTTTAATGGCATCGTCAAATACACTAATGCCATGCATCGGATTAGCCTTTGCCCAGTTCACAGGGTCTTTCCAATCATCTTGCAAATCTAAGCCATAAAGCAAACCAAACCATCTAGGGTTATCATCTACATCCCCATTTAGGATGGATTCAAGCATATCCATATCCTCATAGAACTTGGTGTCCTTGGTAAAGCTGGCGGTAGTAATGTAAACCCTTAATGGATTACTTCTAGCAACCATGCCTGAATGTAAAACTTCTATAGAGTTGCGATCTACGATAGCACTAGCTTCATCCACAATAACGCATGAAGGATTCTTGCCATCGCCTGTTTTTTTGGTATCTCGGCTTAAAGCCTTAAACATAGACTGAGAATCGCCAGCCTTCTTAATTTCATATTTGCTGACATTAAACTGATTCGCTAGTTCAGTATCCATGTTCTCAATAAACCCTTTTGCGGCATCAAAAACAATAGATGCCTGTTCCCTGTTCGTAGCCAGGGTAAAGACTTCTGAACCAGCTTCTCCACATAATAATTCATAAAGACCAATGATAGATGTTAGTGTGGACTTACCAGCCTTGCGGGGAATAAACAAAATGACATCTCGCACCATTCGGTCTGCATGATTTTTCTTAGACCTAAAACCATAAATGGCACAAATAAACAAAATTTGAAAAGGCTCAAGAATTACGGGTTTACCCGCATCAGGTCCTTTAGTGTGTTTTAGGGCAGATGCAAAGTTTAAGACATGGGTTGGATAATCTGGGTCAAATTCCCATTCCCATTCCTTGTTTTCTAATTGATTAAGAAAACGCTGGCAAGCCAACTTTACATAGCGGCAAACATTGATTTCACCTTTTGCTACCTGAACTGCGTACAGAACACCATCTTGCCAATCCATTAACCTTTAGGTCCTCTTAGGAATTTGGCAACAGAACTGTTTTCCTCTGTTTTGCCAGAAGATAATCGGCTTCTAGGGGTAAGCCCTAATTCGTTCATAAGTTGAATAATTAGCTTTAAGGAGTTGTTCCTGACTGTAATAAATGGATTAGGACCAATGGTTTTATTATCATTAAACTTTGAAATAACGCCATTCTTAGCTATGCCTTTGTTGCATTGCACATATAACTCTATTTGGTCTGCAAGCATGGTTAAAGTGTGTTTGTCTTGGTTTGTCCCAATCCCATACACCTCAAATAAGAAATCTGAAGTTTCTTTAACAAATTGAGCTTTATCCCAAGCATCAGGGTTATCCATCCATTCAGCTTGTGGGATGCGTTGTTTAACTTTTTCTGGAAGGGTTATAGGGTTATGCTCACCTTTTGTACCTTTGATTAAATGAAGCTCTACTGGTAGCTTATTCATTTATTAGCTCCGCTTTTTTGCCAGTAAAATCTTCCCAACGCTTAACGATAACATCGCAAAACTTTGGGTCAAATTCCATAATAAATGCTTGCAAACCATTTTTTTCAGCCGCAATAAGGGTTGACCCTGAGCCACCAAAAAAATCAGCAATAGTCTTGGATGATAGGTTAAAACGCTTAATTATCCATTCCATCAATGAAACAGGCTTTTGGGTTGGGTGTACTCGATTGGTCTTTTCTGATGCTTGTGTAAATTGACGGACAACGCTTCTAAAGTTAGCCCATGCCAATTCACAATCTGTTTGGTCTGATTGCCCATTGTTTTTGTCCCAAACAAGCCAACATTCGCTATCAGGCAATACAGAACAATAGTAGTTTGCACCCCACCATATTTGCTTGGCATTAGGGTATAAACCATAAATTAAATTAAATGCATCTTTAGCAACATCAGGGTTATCATCACCCATAATGTCTGTACCATAATTAGCTTTCAATACTGATGATTTGCTTACAGCGTTCATGCCGTAAGGTGGATCAGTATGAATTAAATCAGGGTAAACTCCAATCATTAACTTTTCAACATCATGCAACATTGTGCTATCACCGCACATAAGCCTATGATTTCCAAGGATATATATATCGCCTAGCTTGGTTTTTGGTTCTTCAGGCACATCAGGTACGGCATCTTCATCCGTTAGCCCTTCTACAATTTCTGGCACTAATGCTTTAATTTCATCATCGCTAAAGCCAGTAAGGGATAAATCATAACCAGCATCTTTTAAGCCTTCAAACTCTGCCAACAATACGGCTTCATCCCAACCAGCGTTAAGTGCTAGTTTATTGTCAGCAATTACATAAGCCTTCTTTTGAGCCTGGGTAAGGTGGCTAAGTTCAATGGTAGGTACATCTTTGTAGCCTAGCTTCCTAGCGGCAAGGATTCGACCATGCCCAGCAATTACGCCATTATCACCATCCAAAAGAACTGGATTAGTCCAGCCAAACTCTTTAATGCTGGCGGCGATCTGAGCAACCTGGTCATCGCTATGCGTTCGGGAATTCCCCACATAAGGAATCAAGTCATCAAGGCTTTTGTATTTAAGTTCGATTGCGTTCATGTTTTTTTGGCTTTCTTTTTAGAATTGTATCTTAAAACCGACACCCCCCCTTGGGCAACCCCATTTGTGGAAAATTGGGAGATCG